CTACTCCGTAGACACAACATTTTTAAGCAGTTCCAGTACTTTTTTCATTTTTTCTTCAAGTGCTGTTACCCTCGTGTTATCCATAAGACCCTCACACTTTTTTACAGCTTCAAGAGCCTTTTCCGCTGCCTCATTGGCTGCTCCTGCCGCATTCTGTGCATCTGCTGCCGCAAGCTCAGCATCAGATTTTGCAAGGATCGTTCCTTTTGCCGCATCCTGCGCCGCTTTTGCAGCTTCTTTACAGGCTTCCAGTGCCGCACCGGTCTTTTCATCAATGTGCCTGTCAATGACCTCTTTACAAGAAGCGTCCACGTTCTCAACCATATCCTCATAAGTTGCCATCCGCTTTACATCACCCGGGGAAAAGCATACGTAAACTGCCCTGCCGTCACTGGCATGTGGATCTCCTTCTGTCACCATGACTATTTCCCCCGCCTGAAGCTTCTGTGCATCAAACTTATCGTATGGTCCTTTTCTGATCGTTATCGCCATATCATTCTCCTCTTAACTCAGCTTATTAACCAGTATTCCATCTACGAATGTTAATTTTGTGTAATTAACAGTCGACCCACTCACATCTGTTACCACGGTTACTGTTCTCGTGGCATCTTTGTAATATGTGCTGCCCCTTTTAGGTGTAAAATTAACTTCATTTACGGATATCTGATCTGTCAAAACAGCATCCTTATATATTTTTGTATAATCGTTTTCTATGTCACCAAAGGGATCTTCGTCATTAATAGACTTATTGCTGTAGATCTTCATTTTTGCGGCACTCAGTCCCTCACTTGAAATATCCCATCCTGCAATATTTCCTGTCTGGGAATCCAATCTGCCTGAAAAAGTACCGCTGGCACCGGTTATGTCCCCTGAGAATTTTCCTGTAGCACCAGTTATATCGCCAGAGAATTTACCTGCCTTAGCTATCAGTCCATCCTTGTCCCACAATCCGACTACATTTCCCTTAGCGTCAAATACTTTCAGAACACCATTCCCATTACCCACACCACCAAGGCTTAATGTCCCACCATATGCCCAATCCCAGTGGATGCCGATCACGGAAAGGATATTGAGAGCTGCATTGCCGTTACTGTCGAATCCTGCTTTCCAGACTGTGGTGGAGTCTTTGCCAGTGTAGTTTTTCGTCACGAAGAAACCGTCAATACCGGATTTATATACTATCTTTGATTCGGATAATTTCGGCTTATCATGCCGGTACACGATTACAGAGCCGTCATCCTGGATGATTTTTGTCTCGTGGAAGCCTAAGGTGTTGGCAGCAAGTTGGCTCATCTGCTGGACGACAAGGTCGTAGGCAGACATTTCCTGATCAGTGTAATTCCGTGCGGCTTCCAGTAGCTTTGTTGCTGCTCCATAGCGTGTGAATGTTTTTGCAGTTGGTGTCTCGGCTGTGGATGAGATCGACTGTGCCGCAAACAGGCTGAATGTGGTGTCTGTGATCACTGTCGTATATGAAGATGTTGTCTTCGGTGATACCACAGCTACATCACCGGCTTCAATTGCCGGATTCCCCTGAATAGAAACACTCATCGGACGAAACGGTTTGTTGATAATCTTATCTCCTATATGTTTCGCTACCTGCTGCATCGTGTCTGTCTGGATCAGAGGATTGTCTTTGATTTCCAGTGCGTATGTATTCGTGCCATACAGATATTTTTCATCTGCACTGTCTTTCTTTGCTGTGATCTGGATTCCTGTGACATTGATGTCGGTTCCGTTTATTGATTTGTTGTACAGATCGTAGAAATGATGATAAGTGTCCATGTCGACAAATGTGCCACCATCGTATGTATATCCGGAACTGTAATCATCAAATGTTCCGCCGTCAGCTTCATCACCGGACAAATATTTTTCCTGTGATGCGGTATCAAAAATCCCGCCATCCAGATCACCGGATCCTACTGCCGAAAAATCGTACCATCCAAAAGCAAGCCGTCCCAGATGATTAATTCGTGCATAGCAGCCCATTATCTGCGCGCAATACGAAATCACGTCTCGATACGTTATGCTTCCTTCTGGTTTTGTTTTGACAATGTAGTTTCCCATCTCAATTGAACCAGACTCGCAATCCACCTGACAGTGCCGGCAGGCATCCAGTACAACGTCCCGGACCGTTGCCGGATAGGAAAGGGTACATTCGCTGTACGGTCTGTCAAAATAGATCATTTCATCATAGGCTGTGATCTGCAGTGTAGTTTCGCCGAATGTTGCTGTATATACCCGATACAATCCTTTTTTCAGGTCTTCCCACGTCCCATCCGCCAGTTTCAGACCAATCACAGCCTGTATATTTGCGCCTTCAAAATCGCAGTCATCATACTGTTCTTCTTCATTATTCAGCGTGATCTTATATTCTTTGATCACTGCAGCGCCTATTTCGAATTTCCCAGATGTAGAAGTAGCTTCATTGATCTTATACTCTCTCAGATCCATCATCGGAATCGGAATCTCTTTTTTATTTTTCAGGGTGATCGTATCTTTTATCCTGAACTTCCTGTTTCCGCTTAATGCTCTGCGGAATGCTATGCTTGTGTTGATCATCTTGTCACCTCTGTATCACATCTACTGAAACAGTCCTGTAGTAATAATTCCCGTCTCCCAGATATCCGTAATGTTCTTTTGTCAGTGTTCCCCTGTAAGCTTCGATTGTGAAATCAATTCCTGAATCATGAAATGTGAACGGGAAAAAGCCGGCTATCAACCGGCTTTTAATCGTTTTCACTTCTTCATCTGTCAGCCATTCCCACTTTATACTGACGTTTTTCTTTTCAGTCACTACATCACCGACCATCCGTCCCATCAGTGTCCTTCCGGTGTCTGAGGTCCATATGATCTCATCTGCTACAGACAGGGTGGTTGGTGCAGGAAGGACCACATCTCCTGATTTTAAAATTTCGCCTTTTTTCATGTTCCCTCCTACTTAATGTCCACGGTGTTGAAGCGCCTATCTATTTCTGCTTTTACTGCATTCTCAGCTTCTGCCAGCTTTTTACCATCAAGGTAGAATCCCATCTGTGAAAGAGCAGCTATGATCCGCATCACTGCACGGTTCATTATGGTTTCCAGATCTTCCCTTGTGACACCGGATCCGCCTGCTGCCCTGACAGCTTCTATTGCCATTTCTCTCAGTTTATTCTCCGGAGCTACAACTTCTCCCTGGTGCAGGTTATCACCGATCATGGCGAGCTGTGGTGTGTTTGGCTTGACGTATGCGCCCTGTGCCAGATGTGGAATAGTTGGTACTCTCGGAAGAGACATTCCATAATGTCCATAATGTCTTGTTCCGGTAATCGGATTCTTAAAGTCATAACTGAATGAGAACGCGTTTTCAATTGCCGCCAGTCCTGAGTTCAGCTTGTTCATTAATCCATTGATCAGATCAATCACGGCATTCAGTGGTGCTTTTGCCAGTGCTATGAGAGAGCCAAATACTCCTCTGAAAATTTCCTTGATTCCGTTCCATGCCTGCTTCCAGTTTCCAGAAAAAACACCAGTAATAAATTCCACGATCCCATTGAATACGCGTTTTATATTTCCCCATATACGATGCACGGTACCAAGGAATGTGTTTAAAATAGAGCCTAATGTTCCGAAACTCTTTGACCAGTCTGTCTGAAAGATTCCTTTTAGCCAACCGGAAAACTCAGAAAATTTACTTTTTATAGCATTCCACTTTTCCTTTACGTTTTCTCGTAAGACTCCAAGTGTGCCGCTTGCATTATCTTTTAAAGTTGTAAAGGCTCCTACAACATCATTTTTAAGTGCAACAGATTTTTCTACAACCCAATCTTTTAAAACCGTAGCCGCCTCTTTGATTGCATCCCAGTTTTTCCAAAGTAAAACTCCCGCTGCAACAGCCGCTCCGATGGCTATTGTCCACGGTCCGCCCATGGCCGTTATTATTGCCTGTATACCACCCAGGAGACCACCTGATCCGGTAAAAAGTGCGATAAGGCCTGTTGTAAACTCCATAAGTCCAGAAAACGCTGTAATTATCGTAGATATTGCTGGAACAATTTTTTCTGCTGCAAATGCTCCGACAAGTGCCGCTCCTATTGCATCGATAATCCACTGGTGTTCTCCCAGAAAGTCAAACACACCTGTCAGTACATTAATCAAAGTCGGAAGTCCAGTTTCAATAATCCATTTTAGTAATGGAAGAACTATTTTTTCATATATATCTGCCACCAAATTTCCGATTTTTTCGATTAATGGCGCAATAGATTCGTACAAGCCTTTGATTGAACTTAACAGTGGGTAAAAATCTAAGTTTTTCGACCATTTAGCTGTCGCTGATGTAATCCTGTTGATCACATTCAGAATTGTCTGATAAATGTTGGCTATAGCTTGGATAATGCCTGTTCCAACGTTGTTCTTGTTCCAAGCCTTATCCAACTGAGTTGCAATGTTTCCAATTGTTTTCAGAACATTCTGCCCGATCTGCAACATCGTTGTGAGCATTTTTGTTCCTGTTCCATTTGTCCAAACACTAACAAGACTCTTCCCTACGCTCTTTGCAAGTTTACCAATACTTCTAAAAGCATAATCTACTGCATCTAGTGTTTTCTTGCCTTCCGCATTCCACGCATCCTGAAATGGTTTCCAGAGTTTTTTCAGTAGTTCAGCTAATTTCTGAGCTGATTTACTGGTCTTATCAAGAACCGTATCACCCTCAGCAAGGTTTCCGAAATCAACCTCACTTCCAAGTGCTCCGGTACCTCCTGCTCCTGTTGACGGAGAGGAAGAACTGCCGGAACTTGAATCTGACTGTGCATCCAGCTTGTTGATCTTGTCAAAGCCCATGAGGGCTTTCATCTTTTTCGCTGCGTTCTGTGCTGCCTGTCCAACCTTATCTGTATTGCTTGCCAGATTAGAAGCAGAATCAGATGCATTCTCCAGACCGGTTCCGGCATCGTCAGCTGCTCCGGCAACTGCCGCTACACCGCTGCTGTCTGAACCGCTGGATTTATTTCCTGTAATTAGTTCCGTAAAGGACTTAAATGCATTTGCCAGTGTAGCAAGCTTCCCAATCACCGTATTGATTACCCGAATGATCGGAGTAAATAAGTTGATCAGTCCCTGTCCGATCGTTGCCATGAGAGACTGCATCTGCAGACTCAGTACCCTGCACTGGTTCGCCCAGCTTCCGGAAGTACGTGCAAAGTCACCCTGTGCTGCCGACAGTTTATCCTGCACAAACTGATAACGTAGGGCTACCTTTTCCGCTTCGGACATTGCCGAAGTTGTTTTCCCGAATCCATTCGCCATAGCGTAGGAATCAAGAGCTGTCTGTGTCATTACGACCCTTTATACCCTCGGTTTCCCGATATTTATTAGGGGAGTAGACTATCTCTTCATCCAAATAGGATGCATGGCACTTCGGAATAAGGAATTTCACCTTAAACCTACTTCCTTGCGGAATAGTCGTTACACTTTCATCAAAAAAGAGCCTCTTAACGAGACTCTTCGATGCTTAGCACGGTATTGCCATGATTATTTAAATTTCCATTTGAATCCATATGCAGTACGATGTCTGTAAACATTATTGCATACTTTAGATATTAAGCCTTGATCGTATCCTGTTTCTCTACAAAGGAAGTTCATTCCTTCCCATTCTTTAATTACATTTCCGTCTAAATCACATTGTAGAACCGCTCTTTGCTGAGTCTTTCTTAGTCGTTCTACTCTCGTCCCGTATGCATTGTTTTCTTGAACAGTGCACCATTCGAGATTTTCAACACAATTGTTTAGCTTATTCTCGTCAATGTGATTAATAGAATTGCAACCGTCCGGCTTTTCAAGAAAAGCATTGGCAACCAATTTATGAATTGTAATTGTTTTCTTTTTACCGTCTTTGTGTAAAGAGACTATTGGATAGCCGTAAGTATCAATCGCGGGAGAATAAATTTTCTCTGGTACTTTCCTTGTATACCATCTTGTCTTGCATCTACGCTCAAGACTTTTTATTCTTCCCAGGTTGCTTACTTGATACAGACCTTCATAGCCTTTAATATCTTTCCAAATTTCTTCGCTCATGGAAATCACCTCCTAATAAATATTATATTATATAGGTGTCATAACCACAAGTTCTTTAAATAATTTTAGGTTTTTACCGTTAGCATTGCTCATAAAGCAACACACCGAAGATTTCTTCGTTCACCATGTTATTCAATACGCATTTCTGCGTAAGGGAGCTAATTGTTAACCCAAATCTTTAAGTGTTTCAGTCTCACCGGTAAATACCGATTTCAGCTTTGTGTATGCCTCGTCCTGAGAAATGTTGTAGAACGATGCCACATCACCTGCCAGTCCGGTCAGGGTTGAGCCCATATCGTAAGCCTGTTTTTCGGTAAATCCAAAGGCTTTCGCCATGGCACCAAATGTACCTGTGTACTGTTTTGCCATGGTCTCCGACAGACCGAAGCTCTGTGCTGCACTTTTGGCAAATTCATCAACCTGTGCGGTCATCTTCGGAAAGGTAACATCTACAACGTTCTGAACTTCTGCAAGATCAGAGCCCAGTTCCAGACACTGTTTTCCGAAGTCAACCAGTTTTTTTACTCCAAAAGCCGCCGCAAGTGCCGCTCCTGCTTTTTTCGCCATGCCGGTTATCCCGGCCATCTGACTTTCGAACTGATTTTTATTTACGACCAGATCAAGACCGATCTGTCCAACGCTTGTTGCTGACATATATACCACCTGCCTCTGTCACGAGGACATCGGCACAGTGGCACTACTTGTCCTGGTTTATTTTTATTTCAAATTCTTTCTTGCAATGCCTTGCCTGACACTTAAAAAAAACACCCCGGCATTTTGCATCCGGAGTATACTGTACTTTCTGTTCATGTCCGCAAAAAGGACACCTTACCTTTAACCTTTCAATTTCTAATCACCCCCAAGACCTGCCATGCGCATGAATGCCGTCTTCATCGCCTGCATCTGTGAATCTACCTGTTCTTTTGACGTGTGAGTCTTAATAAATTCTACATGTCTCGGTTGCCATGCATTTCGGACCCGGTGCTGTTCCGGTGTAAAATTCTCCAAAATTTCTTTACGGTCTTCCGCGCGGATAGTAACAACTCTTCCGAGCGCTGTATCCGGACTGATACCGATAAGCATCTGTCGAAATTCTTTCCACGGCATTTCATGTACTTCTTTTGATAGCCTTATCCCGTACTGTGACTGGAAAGAGGATACGATCAGATCATAATCCTCAATCAGGTCATAGTAGGGGTCTGAGACTCCCCCGCCTGTTCATCATCTTCTGCACCCGTGATGAGCTTCTGAGCTTCCATAACAACAACTGTCAGGTCATTAAAGCTCAGTTTCAGTTTTTCAATCTTTTTCCGACTTTCTTCCGGAAACATCAGATTGTACAGATCCAGAATATCTTTTGGTGTTGCTTCACTTTCCTCAAGCTCTCCGTATTTCCCCATGATCTTTAACATGGTTGCTGCATCTGCATTTACTTCCAGTTTTTCATTTTTAATCACCAGAAATGGATTTCCATCCATTTCCAGTTTGTCTGTGATATTTACAATCTTTGCCATCTTGTCTTTCCTTTCTTTACAATGCCGGTGTTACCGTCGGTTTTCCATTACTGATCACATCAAATTCCAGTGCGCCTACGTTTGTAGCATCACCGCCGGAATTGTTTTTGACATCAATCACGGCATTTGGCCAGGAAATACTTGTTCCGTCAGGCATGATCCATTCAAAATAAGCTTCTGAATCGTGGCCATTTGTAAATGTTTTTCCGGCTACAAAATCATTTCCGGTATCTCCGATGTTCCTTTTACCACTGAGCGTAATCGTTACTGCCTTTGCGGTCATTAATGCTCTCTGCCATCCCTCGGCATCCATAGGAGTCCATGTCTCTACTCCATTAGAAAACGACGGAGAAAAAGTTTCCAGATCTGCAGGCATTGTAGCTGCTTCTTTGCTTGCGCCAAGCTTGAACTGGTTGTCAGAAACCGGGAATACATTGGTCTTCCCTGCAAACTTCTGAAGATTCATTTTCATGTCTCTTTACCTTCTTTCTTCTCAAAAATAAAAGCCCCTTCTATGACCATTTCATAGATACCGGCATCATCTGTTCCGACATCCTGAATATCATATAGTGGCTGAAAAAACTTAATTGTCTCACCATTTACTTCTGCATCACGTACCGCTCTCAGCTTCTCAAACAACTCCACAGTGGCTTTTTCGGTCTCCCGCGGAGATTTGTTCCAGTGAATGAGTAGAGTCACGTATTTCTCGCCGTAGCCTTCCAGAGAAGGACCTCCAAGAGCTGTGTGGTATACGTTCTGATGCTTGCTGTTGTATACTCCTACAGATTTATCTTCCTTATCCGGGAGTTTCCCCATATACACATGCTCTGCCACATTAAGAGACGCAATATAGTCTCTTACATCTTCCAACATCATCATATTCCCGTCAGCCTCCTGTAGATCTCTTTGAATGCCTTGGCCGCAAAATCAGCTTCTTTACCACCCGGAAGCCAGTCTGTATACCACTTGCCACGTGCGTTCGGGTTCTCTCCCGTCTGGAAGTGATATTCCGGATGGAAATACAGGCGGCGAGCATATGGTGTGCTGGACACAATGGAAACTTTTCCATTCTCACTTTCAGAACGGTCCAGAAATGTACTTTCATTCTGGAGATTTCCGGTATCTCGTGGAAATACCTGTGCCTGCACAACTTCCGTATGTAACGCTTCTGCAGTCTGCTCCAGGGCAGTTGCCTGCGCTTCGGTCAGTTTCCGGATCATCGGAAGATTCAGTTTTATTACTGAATTCACACTGATCAGATTGCTCATACCAGCATCACCTCTGTATAATTCACGGAACCATCAGGATTTCTTGCCTTTATCCCCTGCTCGATTCGTCTTTTCATCCCGAAGATCTCTGCAGAACCGCCGGAGATCACCGGCAGTTCCGGGCAGATGTCACCCGGGAACAGTGCTGTGCCGGTAATCTGTACCAGCTTTTTCTCTGCTGTCAGGACTGTTCTTGCTTTGTCCTGATAATTACACTTGCCAGAAAACTCTATCGTCTTAAGAGGTTCGCCATATTCATTCAGTCCTTCCTGTTCAAACATACAGACAATATCTGTCTTGCAGAGTCTTTTCGGCACCAAACATGGGTATCTCATACGATCACCTCGCTAACATGCAGCATAATCCAGTCTGCTGTAACAGTGCATACACATCACGTTTCATTGCCACCTCTTTGCCGGTGAACACATTCCAGTTGCTGCCGAACTGTGCAGACACTCCATTGATGCTGTACGAAGATAACACGCTGTTTATCTCATCCGCATTTTCATACTCGAAATCCGCCTGCATGCACACGACTTCCCTGATGAGCTCCTGCTGGTATTTCGTAAGACGTGAAAATCCCCGGCCTACAATCCGGTTGTAGGTCAGGGAATCAATATGTCTGGATGCCTGCTTGAGTGCCTTTGCAAGTTCTTCCTCAGGAACGATACCGCCCTCATACTGATCCAGATAATACTCTGGTGTTACGTATGATTTATAAGACATTCGATCACTCCTTATCAGGCGCTAACCTCTGCTGTATCAACGTCTACATAAATGGAATCAATCTTTCCATCACGGCCGTTCGGGAACACAAATACATCAGAGAAAGATCTGTTCTGATACAGATATCCATCACCTTCAGTATGTGTGCCTGGTGCAAAATAATAAATGCTATTAATCTTCGGTACAGTCTTGCAGGTCTGACCACAAGCAACAAGTACATTAATCTTGTGCGCACCGGTCACTGCTTCAACACCGCTTCCAGCAGTTACCTTTTTCTGTGGTTCAAATCCACCATTTTCCGGTTCCCAGTTAAATGCATCATAGAAT